GCAGTTCCAGTTCCAGTCGCACCTGTTCCGCCAGTGTAAATAGTTCCGTCAATACCTGAACCGTTACCACCATTACCACCAATTCGTGTGCCTGTTGTTGTACTAGCAGCACCACCACCAGCACCGACTAAACCGCTTCCACCATTGCCACCAGTTTGAGTAGAAGAACCTGTGCCGCTTGCATTACCTCCACCACCGCCTGAAATACCATCGCCACCACTGAACCCAGTTCCACCACTGGTTGTATTGTTTGCACCCCCGCCTGCTCCTGAACCAATCCCTGTAATAGTAGCATCCGTTCTAGCAGTTCCAGCAGGTATCCCATAATAGTTAGTTCCACCATTTGCACCGCCTGAACCACCACCACCACCGCCGCCTAAAATTCCAGCAGTATTAACTGTCCCGCCTCCACCAGCAATGATGTGTCCATAACGAGTATAACCACCGTTACTTCCTGCTGCTGCTGCTCCTACAATGCAAGCAGATTGTGGAATTGTCCAACCCCAAGAAATGCCACCAGCACCACCACCAGATTGGTTAACATTTTGAGGACTACCACCAGCGCCAGTCATAATTACATAAACCCAATCAATACCAGTAGGAATCGTCACACTGCCTGATGATTGAATTGTCTGTTGCAGTGTCAATCCGTGTGGCACGAAAAATGATTGTTGCGTAGGAGCAGTTACTTCATCGCTAGAGACGTGCCAGTCAGATACCTGTGATCCGCTTTCACCTCTGCGTAATAGTTCAGACATTTATGCTCCTAATAAAAAATGTAAAGAATGCCATCGCCACCGTTACCTCCACCACCACCGCCGCCTAAGCCGCCATTGCCACCAGCAGCACCAGAAGCGTTGCTTCCGTTGCCAGCAATGCCAGCACCACCACCACCAGCGCCATCGCCACCAGTATTTGTTCCGCCTGTTCCACCAGTGTAAATAATTCCGTTTACGCCAATGGCATCACCGCCGTTACCACCAATGCGAGTTCCAGAAGCAGCGGTATTCCACCCACCCCCACCGCCGACTAAACCTGAACCACCATTACCTGCGGCTACACCACTGGTAGTGGTCCGTCCACCGCCTCCGCCTGAAATACCATTACCACCTTGTAGCGTAGAAGAATTACCCGACCCAGCACCAGAACCAGGAAATCCCCCAGCAGCACCGCCAGGAATTCCGTAATAGTTTGTTGAACCAGCAGAACCGTTGTTGCCACCTGCTCCACCTAAAAATGCAGCAGCGTTAGTTCCTCCACCACCTGCAATAATATGACCGTAGCGGGAGTAGCCACCAGGACCACCGCCTGCACCGATAATGCAGGTATTCTGTGCTAATGTCCAACCCCACGCAACTCCGCCAGCGCCACCACCAGCAAACCCAGAGCCATTACCGCCACCACCAGTCAATACAACATAAACCCACTCCACACCAGCAGGAATTGTTACTGAACCTGATGACTGAATGGTTTGTTGTAGGCGTAAGCCGTGAGGAACGACTGTTGAAACTAAATCAGACGGTGTGTGTTTGGCAGTAGAAGGAAACTGGTTAGTTACCTGATTGCCAGATTGTCCTCGCTTGAGTGGTGAAGCCATTAAGAAATCCTGTTGACGTAACCTGAAATCATAATGACGTTGGCAGCAGCAGCATAGGCACGAACAGTATTTGCTGCAGATCCTGTACCTGTAAGAATCAATCCTGGTACTACAAGGGTTAAACCAGATTGTGGCGGGATAGTCACCTTGATGTCATCATCAGGTGTTGATGTGCTTCCCCATTGAATAGTCAAAAGACGGGCAGCAGTATCAGAGTTGTAGGCATACAGCCAGACTTCATCAATGATTGACGATGATGTGCCTGTTGCGTGAATGGTTGTACCGCTTGAGGCAGTAGCAACAACCTTGATTTCACGGCCTTGTGTGCTACCCGAGAGAAGCGTTTTTACGAAAGTTGCCATTGTCTTTTCCTATCCGAATATCTGGTTGGCTAAAATGTTTTGGTCATCATCTGCAGGATTTCCTCCACCACCACCAGATGAGTTGATGGTTACATCACCTAGCCCACTTGTTGGACTGATGGTAATGTTTGTTCCCGCAATGATTGATGTAACTCCGCCTGCAGGTCCAGTAGGACCAGTGGCTCCAGTTGCACCTGCGGTGCCTGAAGGTCCAGTAGGACCTGTCGGTCCTGCGGGTCCTGTAGCTCCTGTAGCACCTACGTCGCCTTGTGGTCCAGTCGCACCTGTTGCACCATCGGGTCCTGTAGGACCTGTAGGTCCAGTTGGACCTGCCACAGTTGACGCTGCACCAGTAGCACCTGTGGGTCCTGTGGCTCCTGCTGGTCCAGTTGCACCTGTAGCACCAACAGAGCCTGTTGCACCTTGTGGACCAGTGGCTCCAATAGGCCCTGTAGGGCCTGTAGCGCCCACTGGACCGTTAAAACCTGTAGGTCCTTGTGGTCCTGTTGGACCTGTTGGACCAGTGCTTCCTACGGCTCCCTGTGGCCCTGTAGGGCCAGTTGCTCCTGCGGGTCCTGTAGCGCCCGTAGGACCTGCGACAGTAGAAGCAGCGCCTGTAGGACCAGTTGGTCCTGTGGCTCCTGCTGGGCCTGTCGGTCCTGTAGGACCTTGAACTGTGGATGCGGCACCAGTTGCACCAGTGGCACCTGTTGGTCCTGTAGCACCAGCAGGTCCTGTAGCACCTGTGGGTCCTGGGACTGTAGATGCTGCTCCTGTTGCTCCTGTGGGACCAGTAGGTCCCGTTGGGCCAGTTGGTCCAGTAACACCTTGACCGCCTTGCGGTCCTTGGTCTGCAGAAAACTCTACGGCGACTTGCGGAGTAATGGACTCAATTACGATAATTGTTTCAGCACTCACGTGGTCACTGCTCCTGTCACAACAAACTTGCCTTCAAGAATGCGGGTAATAGTTCCGCCTGAGTTCAGAATAAGATCATAGGCATATCGACCAGCATCGATAGCACCTGTGGTTGTTGAATCAATAGTGACAGTAATGCGTCCGTTGAGAGCATCAAAGACCATACGACCATTGGCAGTAGAGGCAATGACGGTAGTGGTACTAGCGCCCACGTATGGGCGTACTGTCATTGTGCCTGTGTATCCTGTCAGGTTCCAAGGCGTAGTAGTTCCAGAGATGTTGTTCTGTACTTGGAACTGAAAGTTGAATGTAGTGGCTTGGTCGCAGACCAGATTATATTTCGCACTCAAGATGAGATTCCTCTGAGAGCTTGCGCTGCATCCAATCCAGAAGTAGTAGCGAGGTAGTTACATACACCAGTAAAATCAAGCCACTTACTTTTATCAGTAATCCCAGCAATTTGATTTAACACCCCCACTGTATCTGTGGCAGTAATGGTGACAGCACGAGCAGCGGCCCATTGCTGGGCTGCCAAGTTCTTGTCAACCATATTAGCCATCGTTCGATAAGTACCGCCATTAGCCAAACGATTAAGTTCGGAATTGAGCGTCGTACCTGCTACTCCTAGTGCCACTTGTTTCTCCTACTTCTTCTTTTTTGCTACTGCTGCGTTGTCAATCAAGTTAGGATAAGGACGACCAGCCTTCTTAGCGCGAGCCTTGGCTGCGCCCTTCTGTGCTGGAGATAGTTTCTTAGATTTTTTCTTTGGGTTTTCAGTTTCCCAGAATGCTTTCTTCTTCACCATTTCTCCTTATCAGCCCAGTAAGCAGCGCTCATCTTGCCTTTGGAAATGTTCTTCTGATGTCTAGCCTTGAAAGACTTACGCTTTGCTTTCATCTTGTCAGACTCACCAGCCTTGGGAGCGCCAGCAGTCTTAGCACCTTGCTCACCAAATCTTATTGTCTTGACTTGGCTTCCTTCTTTGGCAACGACGACGTGACTCTTAGTTGGGTGAGCAGGCGTACGCTTGGGTTTGTTGAAGCCCGCAACGCCAGCACGTGCCAGACGCGGATCACGCTTTGTCTTTCTTTCCATACTCACCATACTTTCCGAGTACTGCTCTGACTGTGCCATTCTTGTTAAGTCTGACAATCATCCCGTCTTTGATTTGTACGGGGTTGAAGCCTTCGCGTCGGCGATACTTACCCGACGACATTACTTCTTCTTAGCCTTCTTCTTTGACATCCCTGCTGAACTCAAAGCGATAGCGATAGCCTGCTTACGGTTCTTGACAATAGGTGCCTTCTTAGGACCCTTTGGGTCCTTGCCTGAGTGAAGGGTCCCACCCTTGAACTCACGCATAACCTTGGCTACCTTTTCTTTTTTGGCGGCTTTCTTCATTTGTCGAGGTACCGTCCTGGGTTCTTGTTCTTGGACTTCAATGGCTTCTGCTTCATAATTGCAGCATCGAGTGCGTTAATCTTCTTCTTCATTGGAGCCTTCTTCGCTACAGGCTTCTTATTCATCGGCATATTATTTGCCCTGCTTTGGAGCTGGCTTACCCATTGCACCTGACATCAACTTGTCATAGGTCATAAATGGCTTGTCGTTTGTATCGGAAGGCCAAGGTAGGAAGTCTTCTTCCATCTCGTACTGCTTTGGATCGTTTGCTGGCATTTTATTTCTCCTTGAGGGTCATTGTATTTCCGTCGAACGCTTTGCCTGATTCGTTGGAAAACTTGATTGCTGCGTCTATATCTTTTTGCTTGGTGGAGATTGGTTCAACTCCTTGACGTACTGCGTCGTAGTAGGAGTTGACTTCTTTATCCCATTTGATTTCTTTGGTCTTATCCCAGTGTTGCCGAGTAGGGAAGCACCCTGCAAAGTTTGGCATATTGATTGCCCTGACCATCTCGTTATCGCAGGTAGAGCACATCTCTTTCTTATCGAACTCAGAGTACGACTTAGAAATCTCTTCTTGTACTTCACAGGTGGTGCAGATGTAATCGTATCTTGGCATCTATAACTCCGTTAGGTAATCTGAGTAACCAGCATTGATAAAGATTTGGGCTTCGGCATCACTGATAATGGATTCAGTTCCGCCTAGATAGTATGAGTCAGCAGCAGCCAAAGTATCTTGGTTTGGTGTCTGCTCTACTGTCACGGTAGTTCCATTGACAATGAAGGTATAGCCACGGGGAATGTCAGTTAAGAAAGGGTTGATAGTTCCAGTGATGCTTCCGCCAGTGATTGGTCTACCAGCAAGACGCGAATACTTGTCGTGGACATCGAAGGATGCGCCCCACGTTTCCCAACGCCAAGGAGTTGTAAGTTTGTAAGTCATCGCTACCTTTCTAATTTATTCACCACCAAGCAGGGTTGCCCCTGCTTGATAGACAACAAACTAGTTGATTGTTGTTGCAGTCTCAATGCGATATAGAGACGCTTCACGGAGGCGGTTCCAGCCACCGAAGAGGTACCAGCCGATGGTACGGAAGCGACGGAGTGCGTCGATTTCTGGACCGATGACGACTGATGTGTCTTGAGCAAGTGCTTCTGCAAGTGCTTCACGACCAGCGATAACCGCGCTGTAAACATTTACAGCAGGTGACTGTGTGTTTGCTGCTGATGGAACACGTGGTGTCTCAACAATGTAAGCACCTTCCAATGCTCCAACTGCACCAGCGACGAACGGTGTACGCTCGACGTACTTGGTGAGTTCCTGGAATCCACCAGTTCCCGCTTCAGCGCGGAGATCCGCAGACTGACGTGGGTGTAGGTATGCAGCATAGAGTTCGCCGATACGAGGAACTGACTTGTTGGTGCGAAGCTGAACAACAGCCTTACGGATAAGAGCAGTTGTCATAGTACCTGACGATGTAACGCTGTTGGTACCAGTTGCTGTTCCGCCGTAGAGGACGTTTGATCCACCAGTAAGGACGGATGCTACAACTGAGTCGATAGAATCGGCAGCGTTGTAAGCGATGATGTCAGCAAGTGCTGAATCTACGTCGTTGAAAGAAGTGAGGTTCAACTTCTTGGTGGTTGTTACGGCTGAACCGTACTCATTGAGGGTAACGGTAACCTGTGATGGGTTGCCGAGTGCGATAGAGGAAACGTCGGATGTTTCTGTCAAAGTACCAGTCGCTGTTGCGAGATCTGAGTAGATGGAGAATACAACTGACGAACCTGGCATTGCTTGCTGTACTGGCTTAACGTCAGCCAGCGCTCTCATCACAGGGATGGAGCGAAGAGCCATACGAACATATTGATCGTATGCATCTCTTACAAGGTTTGACATTGACGATACTTGCGTCAACGTACCTGTAGGAATTGCCACTTGTTTTGCCTTTCGTTTAGGTTCGGATTAGAGTCCAGACTGCCTAATAATTTCGTCCAATTCTTCTTTGCTATTCGCATTCATTAAGCGACGGTGAATATCTGCTTGGAACTCAGGAGTGACTCCTTGTTCTACGGCATTAGTCATACGCTGGTATGCGGCAGCTTGTTTTGGGTCTACATTAGGCGTTGCCTGGTTCGACTGGGTTTCAATCCCGAATACATCGGAATAATCTTCCAGCCATTTAGATACAGACTCTTCAGTTGGGTCTATATCCTGTGGGATAAATGAAGCAATTTTGCTATTTACCCCGCGACTAGCGAGGGCATCTTTGATTGCTCGTTCTCTGTTTGCTTTTGAAAGGTTATCGAACTGCGCCTTTAGTTCAGCGAGTTCTTTATCTTTCTGCTTTGTTGCTTTACGCAACTGCTTGACGAGATCGTTACCATCATTGGATGGTGTATCAAAGTCGTCATCTTCGTAGTCGTAGTTGGACATAGGTCCTTCTCCCTTTGTTAGTTGGTTTCGTAAGCCACATATAGACTTGGGGATTTTCTATATGGCTCTTACTACTGGTGTTAATGTCGCTCTAACGGTGCCAGTCGTTCCGTTAGCAGGCTTAGAATTGGCCAGCGCGTTCGCGGCCTAGTGCGCCACCAGCGACTCCTGCGGAGCCACCGAATTGCGCTTGTTCGAGTTCGGAAAGTTTACGACGCTTACGCTCTGCTTCTGCAGCACCTGTAAGACCGAATACTTCTTGTTCTGCTGTGGCTTGGGTATAGTCACCAAGACCTTGCTTGCCATAGATGCTTCCAAGTGTGGAGGCTCTAGGTAGAACTCCTGCCACTGTTTGGAATCCTTGGCGTGCTTGCTCTCCAGTAACTCCATAACGGGCTAGTTCTTCTGCTCGTGACAGCCCTGTTGCAAGTCCTTGTCCCATTGCTGCTCCACCAATTTCAGCGGCAGTTACTTTGCGCTTGATACCAGTCAAGGCTTGCTCTGGGTCAAGGGCGTAGGCAAGGATATCTCCACCAGTAATGTCAGGATAGAACTCGCGTAGCGCTCGTGATACTTCTGGAGCAGCATTGACAACGCGGTTCTGTGCGGTCTGGATTCTATCTTCTAGTTCTGCGGCAGATACATCTCCACCAATGAACTTCTCGAATCCCTGTTGAACGCCCATCTCACCGCGTGCGTAGTATTCCTTTGGCAGACCATAGTTACGCATAACATTCTGGTACTGATCTTCAAGGCCAATGTACTCAGCCTCAGATAGAGCGCGAAGTCCTTTGTTAATGCGTTGTGCGTTAGCAGCAAAGCGCTTCTTATAGGCATCTGTCTGTCTCAAACGCAGGGTAAACTCTGCTGGAGATAAACCCTCAATAATAAAAGATTGAAGTGGCGCGATTAACGCTCCAAGTCCATAATTTTCAAATTCTGCAAATAACAAGTCATAGGCAGATTGTCCAGTTCTACGTTTTTCATCTGCTTTAAGTTGAGCAAGGTAGGCATTGTAAGCGTCAAAATCTGTAAATACTTTTCCATCTGGAGCAGTGTAAGTTGTTGTAGTGTTAGTCCCTGTAGGACCTCCGCCGCCTCCTTTTCCATCGTCATTGCCAGTCGTGGTTGAGGTTTTCACTGCTTTCCAACTGCCTCCACCGCCAGTTACTGGAAACCATTTCCATTCTTGACCAGCAGGTAGTGGTGTTGTTGGCTTTGACATAACCGAGCCAGCAGACTTTGCGGTGCGAATATACCCGCCACCTTGTGCTTCTGCTGCTTCTTGCAAAGCCTTCTGTGCATCTAGTTGTGCTTGACTAAGGCCAGTCTTTGGGTCACGAATATAGTAAGCATCTGCTTTGGCTTTAGCCTCTGCATCTGCTTTGGCTTTTGCTGCTGCATCTGCAGCCTGTTGTGCCGCAAGCGCACGAAGTTTACGTAATCTATCTTGCTCGTCAGCCATTGTTACCCCTGGAATCCGAAGTCACGAAGTACGCCCAGCGCTGCTGTTGATACTTCTTCTCTTGCGTTATCTGTGTACTGCCAACGTGGGTCCTTACGGACAGCACGCTTGAAATCAAAGATTGATGTTTCCTTATCAGGTCCATAGGCGGAACGAAGGATTGGATCATCTAGGCTGATTGAGTCTGGAGTTACCTCTAGCAATGAAGCCATTGTGTTGCGGTATGGAGCATAGATGTTGGATAGGTCTAAGCCTTCATCAAGCAAGGCTCCAACCTTCTCTGGTAATCCCAGTTTGGCTTGTGAGCGAATGATGCGCTTGAAGTCTTCGATATCCTCACCACGAGAGATGCGTTGTAACCAACCATCTACCTGATTGCCGAAGTCTTTGTCTAGATTAAAGCCATTTGAACGGGCGATTGTACGTAGCGTATCTAAAGCATTACCTGCTTCGCCTACTGCGCCCTTGGCTGAAATACCACCTGTCAACTCATCGATAATAGTTTCATCATCAATGCCATCTATGTAGTACTTCTCAAGAGTAGCATCGTCTGCCTTGAGTCCCTTGGCAGCAAGTTGCCTCTTGATATTGATGGTCCAAGACTTGAGTTTCTCTTTGTACAGTTTACTGTTTTTAAGTTTCAGCAAATAGGCATCTTGAGCATCTGTATCTAGTTGTGACCACTTTGACTTGTTGATTAAAGTTTTAGCAAGTGTTTCATTTCCAGCATCAAGGGCTGCTTTAATCGCACGAACTTCTTCTCCATAAACAGGGTCATTTATGAGTATCTCGGTTATACCAAAAAGCCCTTTGAATAAATCTGGAAGTTGCCCAGTGACAGGGTTTATCTGTGGCATACCTGCTGCTACTTGAGCAGCGGCAGCCTTTGCCTTGGCTTGTGTTTGTTCGTCCATAACTGGCGCATTAGGGTTGAAAGAATCTCTTGGTTCAGCCATTATTTGCTGCCTCTCATATTTGATAAGAACCAGTTTTCAAAATCAAGATTCTTCTTGCGCTCTACCGATACTGGATCTGCTGTGGTAACTGCAGTTTCAATAGCTGCTGCTGCCTTCTCCTTGGTAAACTCTGGAGTCTGCTTAGTTATCTGCTCCAACTTTCCTGTCTTCTTATTCTTGACAAGTTCTGTTGTAGTGACAGTACCCTTTGAAATCATTTTATTGAGTCCGTTAGTAAGGTCTTGATACCACTCAGCCTGCTTATCAGCATCTACAATCTTGCGACCAAGAACTTTCTGAGCAACTGTGTTGATATCAGCATCAATCTGCTCTGGTGAGTATTCATAAACCTGACGAGATAGGTCTGCCTTTGGCTTCTTCTGTCCACCAAGGTACCAGTTGGCATATTGCTCTGGGGTAATCTTCTGGGTTCCGCCAGATGTGGCATACCAGTCAGATGCTCCTGCTACGGCGATATCCCATAGCGCTCTATTCTTGATTGGGTCTGATGTGTTAACACCATTCTTCTTTAAGGTCTGAAGCCAATCGGCTTCCACCTTTGGGTCTTTGAGGTACAAGGCCTTAGCTTCTTGAACTGTGATTGATCTGTCGCCAGCAGGTGCTGTAAATGATTGCCCAGTACGTTTCATACGAATTTGCTTGGCATCTTTCTGTCCAAGATATACTCGGTTTACATAACCACCAGTAGCGCCGAAGCCGCCACTATCCGAGCTAGACAGGTTGTTATCTAAATTGTCTAAGGCAGTCATTACAAGCCTCTCCTCAAATCATCTTTTTCAAGATACCGCGTATAGATTCTATTGAATGTAACATCTTGGTCAATCAACTCACCTGTGAACTCATCCCACGCAGCCTTGAGGTCAGCGTTTGCTTCGTTATCAAGTGACTGGCTTGGACGAGTAACAAGAATGCTTCTAATCTTTTCACGACCAGCAAGGTACTCTGCCATTGTCTTCATATCTGGACGGCTAGCCATACGTGGATCCTTGACTATATCGTTTGCATAGCGCAAGAATGTCTGGACTTTATTGATATTGATTTTGCCACGAGCATCTGCCCAATCTCTGTTCTCTGCTTCTAGTTCTGCAACGAACTGAGCCTTGGCTGCTTTGAGATCTTCAGCGCCTCTGGACTCTAGGCTCTTGAGGCCACGAGAAATACGGGCTGCTTCAATCTTATCCATACCTTTGTTATAGAGAATCCATCCCTTTTCAACATTGGTATCCTTGATAGCCTCGTAAGCATCCTGTGATTCACGGAACTTAGTAGTGCTACCAGGAGCGACAGATAGTTCACGTTGCTTTTTATAGACAGCAGGTGAGAACTCACCAGCGTTAGCGTCACCTACGACAAACCAACCGAACTCTGGGTTAGCAGCAATGAGGTCTGAGAACTGCTTTGAACGTTCATCTGCCTCGATTGTTGCGGCAATACCAGTATTGTTCTTAGATAGGCTGGTTGTGAAGATGTAATAGTCATCGCCATAGAGTTCATAGAACTTATCAGCGGCTGTTAGTGGGTCTTCTTCACGTAGTCTGTGGAACTCATCGATAAACAACTGATAAGGGCTGCGGGTATTGGTAGCAAATGGCAAGGTTAGACGAGATGCTGCGTCAAGAAGTAGAATGTTGCGTACCTTCTTGTTGATTTCTGCTGCTGTAGGCTTTGTCTCACGAACTCCAGCATCATACTTAGCATTCTCTTCAGCGGCAATAAGGACCGTTAGGTTCTGGCGCTGTGGGTTATTCTCATCGAGTGCTGCCATAGCCTTACGGACACCAGCAGACTGAATCAAAACGTCTGTCCAGCCAGTACCTTGTGGTCCGTATGGAAGGATTTCCTTTGTCAGGAAGTTTCTTTCCAACTTAGGATTGCGCTTGACAATAGCAGACATTGGAATCTGTACGAACCAACCAGCACCTGGGTTCCACCACGCACCACCTTGGAAGATAAGGTTCAGTGATGGCTTAGGAATCGCACGAGGGCGTTCTCCTAGACCAAGACGACTTGCCCATTCGCCAGGAATGTTGATGTATTTGATGCCATCTTTTTCTTCAACCATACCCATACGATCTGGTGATTCATAGACAGTCTGAAGAGTACGGATGACAGATGGGTCATTGATGATAATCTTGCCCCACTTCTCAGCAACGTCTGCGAATGCACCAAAGAATGGGAAGATATAACGCAGTGTGCTTGCAGCATCTACACGCTCTGATGTGTCATAAAGGCTACGACGCATCTCAGCTCTAGCCCATTGACGAGCATTGCCTTCTAGTTTACGTAGGTATGCTGCTGGGATTTCATCGCCTGGGTAGGTATCGATAGCGTTACGGACGAGTGAATCAATACGCTTGCGGTACAAATCTACGAAGATAGGGTTACGAACGAGCGCTCTTTCAGGAGCCTCACCTACGATTGAGTAGAAACTCTCTTGGAACTTACCCCACGACTGAGCAATGCTGGATGTTCCATTACCCTGTGCTACCTGAGCAGCGTTGACAGGTGGACGATCTGCAGCATTTCTAAAGAATGTGCTGATGTCATCATCTGTAAGCGGTCTTTGTTTAGCAATGTTCTTGAGTTCTACCGCAAATGGCGGGAACAGGTTATCTACGTTCTCTAGGTTTGCCTCAACGATGTCATCTACGTTACGACCTAGCGCTAGGTTGCGCAGAATCTTACGACCCTCTGGGTCCTTGAGAAGGAAAGCCTTAGCCTTCTTAGCAACTACCTCACGAGGTAGGTCCTCTAGCAAGATAGATGTCAACTTAGATTGACGTACCTGACGGTTGACTACGCGCTTGTAAGCCTCTGTCCAGCCCTCGTCATTTCCGTTGATAATAACGAAATCGCCTGTAGTCTCATAGGCATTACGTAGGGCAGTATTGGAAGCAGTGAAATGGCTATCAACAATCTGTGATGCGTTAGCAATAAAACGGTCACGGATGAATGCGGCTCGCTCAGGAGTTGCGCCTAGCGCATCTTCTACTGTAACGACCTTATCTCCGACACGAATCTCATTTAGACCCATACCATACTTGTCAACTACCTTGACTTTACCTGCAAGCATTGCGTCAATCTCTTCGATCTGCTTGGCAATAACATCAGGATCGTCAGCAATAGTCATCAAAGCCTGTAGTTCTTCGCGCTTTGTCTCTAGTTTGACAGCATTGCTCCACTTGAATATGTCTTCAGTTGAAGCATTTTTGAACTTTGAGTTGATGAGGTTACGACCAGCAGCACCAAGACCGTAGGATACGCGGTTCATAATAGCCATTGGACCGATTGTGCTCATAATGCGTAGGTAACCTTCAGTTACATTACGGATTGGATAGCCTAGACGGGCTAGAACCTCAAACTTGAGTAGAGAGTCTAGACCATCTGCAATGTTAGTGAACTTATTCTGGCCTCTGACTGCGAACTCATAGGCTCCGCTGCGTTGTGCTCTAGTAAACTTCATCAAAGAGTTGTACATCTGGTCTACATCTAGGGTAGGCAACTGGCGTACAAGCTGTGATTCGTTCAAAGGTAGCGGGATAACGTGCTGGATTCCGTCCATACCCTCGATAGGGTTGACTTTTGCACCTGCTGGCACTACCTGACCTGAAGGAAGTTTGGTTGTTGCACCAGTATAGGCACGTTCTTTAATCATATTACGTGCGCTCTCACGTGCGCTTGCGTACTTTCTGTAGGCTGCACGTACATCTGCGGTATCGCTAAAACCAAATTGACGGGCTACAGTATTAAATACTTCTTCTTCAATCTCTTGGTAAGCACGTGCTCTAGCATCAGGATCTACTGCAGAGGTGTACTTATCAAAGAGCGCATTGCGCTTCTCAACTGTGAACTCAGCCTGCTTGATGTCAGCCTCGATACGAGAAATCTGTGTATTGATAGACTTCTTAGCGTCTGGAGTTGTAGCAGTATCTAGTTGGTTGCGTAGCAACTGGAGTTTGTCAGCATAAACCTTGCCCTGCTTATCAGAGAAGTTACGAACTCGACTGAGCATATTATCAAGAGTCTGTACTGACTGGTTATCTGTAAAGTCAATCCAGCCACGAGGACGCTTATAGGCAAATCCTTGAGCAACACGGACCACTGGTCCTGCTGCACCATTGCGGATATCTGTGAACCACTGACTGCGGTTTGCTGCTTGACGCAAAGATGTGATGGTGCCAAAGCGAGGAAGAGCATTTGGGGCTAGGGTTCCTGCAAGGTCTAACTTCTTGTAGGTATCGTCTAGTTCCTTCTGCAAGGTCTGGACAAGTAGTTGGTTCTTCTCAAGATTATCACCTTGGTTGACAAGGTCCATCGTGAACTGACCAGTCTTATCTGTTGACTTACCTAAGAAGGTAGCCTCATAGACTTCATCTTGCAAGTTAGCAATCTTGATTGCAATATCCTGCTGTGTAGCAATAAGGTTTCCTGCTGCTGTGGCATCGCCCATAGCCCACTGGATGATATCTGCCTTAGCCTTATGGCGTGCAGTAATGTCATCAATCTTGTTGGCTTCGCCTAATACATCTGCAAGAGTGGCAGGGTTTCCAGATTCACGAATAGCCTTGACTCGGAACAAATCTGCCGAGTTCATATCATCGGTCTTCTCTAGGAAGTCTTGGAATGTAGCCTTGACTCGCTCTGCTCGCTTACCAGTCTTCTCACCAGCAAGGACAGCCTTGAGTTCACTTGTGCCACCGACAGCAAAGCGCGCTGCCTTTGCTATCTTAACGCTTTTACCAACGATAATGGTAGGGTCAATAACGAAACGAGCAATGACATCTGTAGTAAAGGATGACCAGCGACCTACGGTCTGCTCACGGAAAGCCTTTTCTCTTTGTTGCTTGTCATAGATATCAAACTCATTAGCAGCAAACAAGACGTGATCTTGAATAAACTTATCGGCTTTATCGCCAGCCTTACCAAAGGTAACTGCATTGATTGCATCTTCAACTAGATTGACTGGTTCACCAAACATAGTCTTGACGATTGCTCGACCTGGAGATATCTCGCGTGCTTTATCCCACGACTCACGAATCTTCGTTGGGTCAATTCCGCGACCTGCAAAGAGTGGATTGTTCTCATCACCAAGGAGTAAGCCGAAAGATACTGCTTGTGCTGAAAGGTTGTAGGCAGTCTCTAAACCGTTAAATACTTTACCCCAGAATCCAGGTGGCTTTGCCTGTTCAGCGCGATACTGCGCCTGACGGCGGTAGGCATCAACAAACTCAATACGACCTGTTGGGTCAATAGCCTTGGCGACATCCATAGGGACAGACAGAGAGTTCGTCTTTCCTTGGTTGTACAACTGGTTGAAAGCACCCATTGTGTCGAAGGCAGAAGGTTTATTCTTCTTCTGTAATTCGGCATAGATGCGTTGCGCGATTTCGCGTTCACTCATAGAAGGTTAGCCCTCAAAAGCCTTACATAGTTACGGAATGATTGTGATGATGTAGGCGATTGTGCAATCGCTTCTAGTGCTGGAAGGTAGGAAAGTAAGCGTTGACGATCTGCATCGGTATCAGCAGATGGTTGATTGATGCCAAGAACTTCTGGCCCAGGGCCTTCGCCCATTGCAATGCCAGCAGTTACTGGCTCTGTTGGACGCTCTGATGGAGCATATAGTGGAGTCACTGGGCCTTGTGCTGCTGCAGCGCGAACATCTCCTGCTCTAGCGCCACGTACATCTGGAGTCTTAGCCATAGGTGCGCCTGCTTTATTAGCGGCATTTTCTACACCAGCGCCATACTCTTCTGATTGAAATGATAAACCATCAGTTCTCTTGGAGAACTTACCAGGACCTGATACTCCTGCTATTGGCCCTCTAGCCATTATTGTCCTCCATCTTCTCTAAATCTTGTGTGAACTGTTCCCATACTCGGGATACTTTTGTTTTTCTATTTGCGTTATACACTGCTAAATCTAAAATCTCTGAAGCGAGCATCTCTACGGCTCGGATGATATTAACTGCAAAACCTGATACAACTACTAAGAAATCTGCGAGAGTAATAGAACGCGGTACGTAGTCTTGTTCTTCGTCCACGTTCTATCCTCTCATCAATCTAACTAAGCCTTCTTGCCCTTGCGAGCCTTGCCTGCATAGCCAAACTTAACATCACTGCCCTTTGGCATTGGAGCTGCCTTTGGACCTTCTGTTGGCTTCTGTACTGGAGCCTTTGCGCGACCACCTTTTTTCATATTACACCTCCCTACCCTGCAATAGATGCGAGTAACGTAGCAATGTCTGGACGAGCGCCAGCAGCAGGGGCCGCACCCATTTGTTCTGGAGTTGGCTGCGAGGCAGGAACGGGGGCCATACCTGCTGCTGGAACTTCTTCGCCCATTGGCATTTCTGGTTGTGGCTCTGGCATAAATACCTTTTCCACAATAGTCTCTAGTTGTAAACCTTTTTGACGGCCCTTGATTACCTCGGCGATTCGAGAAACAATCTGAGAAGGATCTTGGCCTTGTGCTGCAAGCGCTGGAATAGCTTGAGCGTATTGAGCAACAGCAACGCGGAGAGAATCACGCATCTCTTCAATATCCACACGCTGTTCTTCTTGAGTAACATTTAACTCCATTGGAATCTCACGACGTACATAGTCACGTGATACGAGTTTGTCAGAGCGCATCTGGAGCAAAGCGATGATGGCATTGTTTGGATTCATACCAGACATAATGCCGTAGCGAACATCTACGCCGTACTCACCCTTGATATCGCGGGATGGGATGTACTTCATATTGAATGGAGTACCGTCGTCTACACCCTTGATTTCTTTCTGGATGCTACCGAAAATCTTCTCGTCTGTTTCAAAGCAGAGCGATACTAGTTCGGTAAATAGACGAGCAAACTGTGCTTGCGCTGCACGAACTTGTGTATCAAAACCAGCCTGGAGTGCTTGAACTCCGCGACCTGTGATGATAGAAGCATCGATATTACCTGAGCGTACTTCTGGGTAGCGAGATCCTAGACGTAGTTCTCGCTCTAACACACCAGACTCTGCAAAGATTCCAGGAGGTAGGTCTAGCGATACACGGCGGATTGCTTGGGGATTAGCAGAGCGCATAATCGCATCAGGGCCAAGTGCGAGTTCTTGGACATCCTGCGGAATTGCAATCGGTGCTTGAATCGATTTCTCTGCTGCTTGAATCTGTAACACAGCAAATCGAGCACGTGCAAGTTGTACCGCTAGAACGTCATCGAACTGACCGCGTGCTTCGCCATCTAAGGATGAACGAACTGCAACACGAGCCATACACTTGCCAGTGGGGTTAGGCAAGTTAGACAACACAAGGTTGTTACGATCTGGTAGGAATACTAAGTCTTGGTCTTTGTCGTGGTAACGGACCATTGAGATATAAGGACTGCCCATTGTGAAAGCAGTCTTAGGCATAATCTGGGAAGCAAACTCTGGGAACTGTGAGGATAGAGTTTCAGCATCGGTCTGAATAACCTGAGTCAAGGAAATGGTGCGACCAAATCTGTCAATCTCTGGGTAGACACCGAATGGGTTGAGCAAACGGATACGGGGATTGTTTGTCTCATAATCCATCTCTACCATTGCTGGAAGCATTCCGTAGGTGTTGAACCAGTCAGCACCGTTGTACATCTGAATCTGTAGTTCGGAAGTTGAGATGTAATAGTTTGCGATGCGGGTTCTGGTATCTGCAGCTTTGCGTGCAGAATCTGACACCATATTGGTAGCAGCGCAGTTGAAGGATGGCAGTGGTGCCATTACCTCTGCTAAGTCACGTGCGGCTACGTCAACAAAGTTAGCAACAAGAGGCTTGGGGTATTCTTCTGAGAACATAGCAGGATATACCTTGCTGATGTCTCCTTGACGCACCGATAGCACGTCGCGCATACGCTGGTCGCGGGATGCGTACTTCGTTTGAAGACGCGATACCTTAGCGACTACCTCTTTGACTGATAACATTGTCCCTACTTCTTTTTATTAGACTTCTTGGCTAAATCAGTTGAACGCTTTGTAACCTTACGTGATGGTTTGCTTGCCTGACCAGTAAGCGCTCTGGTTGTCTTGGCTTTTTCAGCCTTTGCCTTTGCACGCTTTGTAACTGCTGCTGCACGAGCAGCACTGCGCTCAGTTTCTGCAGCACGTTGATTCTGCATCAACTTGGCTGCTTTCTTTTCTGCTGAGTTTGGATATCTAGTTCCAATCAAAGGTACTTTTTCAATACCTTTTTTAGGGCCACGAGAAAGATTCATCGCTGCTTGTTCTGTTGCATACTCTGAATAAAACTTGTCATTAGCGTATGCTCTGGCTGTACGAGCCTTTTCTTGCACCTTAGATACTGATTGCTTCTTTACTTTTGGCATAATGTCTCCTAGATGAACTGTCTGTCTTTTTCTGCAAGTAGTTCATCTATGTTGACTACTACTCGCTTGCCCCGTTCGTAACGGGACAAAAATGGATTTCGTAAATGGTGGGTGGTGTGGATACCTTGGTTGAGCCACTCACGTACTTTGATTTCGCAGAACCAGAGAGCCATCACCATATCGGTCTTACCTTTAGTGGTAGGTGACCAAGTAATAAGTTGCTCTATTAAAGCCTTGATATTCTCTGTCTGATCTGAAGGTAGGTGCATCAGATTATCTCGATGATGCTTACCATCTGCCTGCTTAGTACCAAAGAGGGTGGACATAGATGCCACACCGAAGCCTGCATCCCACTTATTGTTACCAGTGTGGTGCTCTCTTAGGATAGTTCCTTTGGATGCAAGGAATTGCCTAATTCCCTCATCTTGCGTGAGAAAAGATTGAAAGGCATTACGCTCGACGATCCATTCCGCAGGTGCATATACGTTAGTCCAATCGGTAATGAGCTGCCTGATTTGTGCAGGCGTAGGACGCGTAATCTTGATAGCGTCCACAATGTAGCGCTTATGAGAAATCCTATCAACCGCATAGCAGATTGCCGCTGTGTCTCCGACCATTGCTGGGTCCAGTCCACAAACAAAACTGAAACCGTTGAGGTCTTTGGGATGACCTGGACTGCCAGGCACCAATCGACCTGCTTTTCGCATTCCATCGATAGAACCTTTCACGCAGACTGGATCAAAGATGGCATCATCTGAAATATCTTGTTGCTGATAAACCATAGCCCAGGTAGAGGCATCCATCGCTTGACGCTCATTGTAAAGGTTGCGTCCGTTCCAGCGGGGGTAGAGTCCTTCTTCGTTCTTGTCAGATTCTTCTTGTCCATCAAATGGAGCATCAGAATGCGACCAAAGGGTCTTCCATTGGTCAGGGTCTTCGTGAGGCTCAAGCAGGGCTGGCATAGCCAGATAGGTCCAAGGAACCAAACCACCAGGGTATCTATCGGCAGAGCGTAGCTCTCTGTATAAATCTACTGCTGCTACGCGGGTACCGATAACGATGAGCTTGCCTGTCGGGTTGAGACGGGAGCGTACATCTTGGGTAAGCCACTTAATCTGTCGTTCAAAGTCATTGGCATTAGAAAGGGTAACTGCGTCATCGATAATGATCATATCGGCACGCTTACCGTAAATCT